TTTGCTGCCGTTAGCCAAGAATTTGAATAAGTATCATCTGGGAACCACAGACGGCTTCCCGTTCTCCCGCGCAGAGAAGAAAATCAACAAGCGGGACTGCGTGATTCCGCTGACACTGGAGAGCAATGTGATTCAGCTTCACCAGTTGTTGTACGGCGTGGAAGATTACCAGCCATCCGGTACCGTGAAGAAGATAAGCGCCAAGATTGCATCTGACAGCGGTTTGGGCGAGGTGGCGGAGAATGCCCCCAAGGTGGAGGCAGGCGGCTCCGGAGGAGGTTCCAACAAAGGAACCGCGGCCCCGGCCGCTCCGGTAGAAACCGCACCGCCGGAAACCATAGCTCCTGAGACGGAATCCACGGAAGAGTCCACCACAGAGACAGAGTCGACGGAAGAGACCACCGAGGAGAGCTCCAGCGGCGAGGAAGTCGGCCCTGGAATAGGACCTGGCGGAGCAGAGAGCGAAAAGCCAGGGAAAGAGGAGACAAAAGAGACCAAAGAAACAAAGGAAGAGAAAGAGACGAAAGAGAATTCCAAAGAGACAACTTCCTCCACTGCGGAAGGAGAGGGGCCTGTTGGTCCAACTTCTCATCCCGGCAGTTCTGATTCTCCTTCACCTTCTCCATCAAGTCCTTCTGGCAATCAAGTCCCATCCAACCAGCCCGATGATGGCCCAGGCGGCCCAGGTGCGTCATAGACATCATATAGTTATAAAAGTGTCAAACCGCGTTTTCCCTATTGGAGGAGCGCGGTTTTTCCATTGTTAATCCGTGATAGTGATTCAAATAAAATTTCACTTTCTTTTTTATCGTTGCTATGATATGATAATAGAAATCAATCCAACTATTCGCGAAAGTCTACCAGGTGTTTCACGAAAGTGTTTTCCGAAGGAAATCAGGGAAACGGTAGTTGACAGCGCGCGACATTAATTTTACCCGTCGGAGCGCGCTTGTCCGTCAACTATTTGTGAAACAAACACTTTCTCGAATAGTTGGTAATTACTTAAATTGCATCACCCATAAACTCAATAGCTGAACGATTATGCTTTCCGAGTTTGATAACCCCGGTTTCCAACATACTATGTATAAATGCAGTATCTCCACCATCGTTTATCATCACGTTTGCAAGTGATGCAGATACCTGATTAAGCAACCAGCGTTTTGTATCGTCGATGGTTTTTGGAGGTGTAGGGACATACAGAGACAGCTTGCGGACACCATTGCAAAATGATTCCCACATCGGCTCTGTGCTACACCTGTCTATCCTTAAATTATCGTCCACGATGAAGCGGAGATAGTTCATAAGGATACCGATGGAAACGTCCTGGACTGATAAGCCGGATGCCAAAGAAATACATGCTTTATGGGCACGTTCCTTCTTAAGTTCCATTTCCCAGCGCACCCATGGGGTGTTAATAAGTGGCTGGCCGTCACGGGAAAGTTTCGAATTCTGTTCGGCCTGTTTGTCATAGATACGCAACATAATGGCACTTTGGGCACTCCCCATATAGATAGTGCTTCCATCTGAAAGCGCCCCGACATGACTTGTTACATCCCGCCATCCTCTAAATTTCGAAACCATAAGGCCGGAAGAGAGACGGCGCCGGACATCGCTCATGCTGTAATAAAGACCACCGATATCATCTATTGCCAAATCTAATCTAGTAACCTGTCCAAGATGGGAAACCTCTTTCAAGAACTCCCGTAAGATAGTCGTATCAAAGTCGCTTACATCCATACCAACATCGTGAAAAGGAGTCTGTTCTGTGCGGGAATCCGCATAGGATACAAGCACGTCATGAATCGCTGAACCAGCAATTATCACATGGACACCCATGTCATCCCGGCCACCGTAGAGAATATCAACGGCGAGTGAAGAATGACGGATACGGAAAGAGTAGCCATGCATACCTCGAGGCAGACTGGCAAAATCTGAATTGTCCATACCTAAAAGCTGGACTGCATCTGCCGGGTCTGAAACATCCCGGAGCGTAAAAGCAAGCCAGTCCACACATACCCGCAGACCGTTCGAAACATTCTCAACCAAACCGTTATTCATAGCTTGTTAGACCTCCCTCAACTGTATTGGAATTACTACCCCCGTGTTACCGGACGGGGGTTAACTGGCAGAACCAGCCAGCAAAAGCGCGCATAGGCGCAGTGACAGACTAAAACACATGAAATATCCGTGAATATGGGCCCCCCGGCGTTGCCCCCATATTCCGCCCGAACAAGCTGACAGAAGCCAGGAAAGCCGGGCGGGAGAGTGAACAAGGAAAAGGGGGAAATCACAGCCACAGCCTTAATTACAGACAGAAAGACCACAGACAAAGCCACGATTGTTATACTCAATATCAACCGTCTGGCCTACCTTCAATTCCCCTACAACAGGAATCTGGAGAGCATCACTAACAAAAATAGAAGAGACAGCATCACCCGTCACCTGTGAATCCTTAAACATGGAATGTAATGTAACACCCTTTACAGGATTACCAGTTCTATGACTGGTATAGTTTACAGACTGAATACCTAAAATCTTAACTTTCATTTCTTACTCCTTTCATATTCAATTGTCATTGTGCCACACCCGGAGTTTACATCGACGGACATGATTAGTATCATAACTAACTATCGCTTACACGAGGGTTACCGATGCACCCACAACAACCGTTCCAACAACCTCCACTCTGAATTCTTCCTACGGGCTTGTGACCGTCATCGGCTCATTAAAGGGGAGAGGGCCTAGGCCCCCACCTCCATATCTGCTTTTTTCAATGCACTCTTTACCGCATATACCGCCGAAAACTGGGCACCAGTAAAAGAACGTTTAGAAGCATCATCGGAATCAATACTATCCATGTATGCCTCCAAGTAGGTATCGTAAATCTCATCAAATATAGCTTTTTCTTTCTTTGTCATAGCTTTCCCCTTTCACTTGTTTGAGATATTTGGTATACTTATCTTGTGACTACATTATCTCATATTATGACCATAATGTAAATTGGCATTATGACCATAATATAATAGAAAAGTTGTGCATTATGACCATAATGCACATGAGGTGTAAAGAATGAGTGATTTTAACCAATCCAAATATATTAATGATTTTATAAAAGAAACCTATGACACAATTAAAGTACAAGTACCAAAAGGACAAAAAGAGACTATAAAAAATCAAGCAAAAAGAAAAGGCTATAAGTCAGTTAACGCATATATAAATAATCTAATACAGAAGGATATTGAGCAAGATTCATGAAACATTTAACTCAATATCAACAGGAGATTCTATGTCAATTTCTGTATCATTTTCAACATCGTCCATAGTTGCCACAGTGGCGGAAACCTCGGCGGGGCCCCGTTCCCCTTCCTCACTTTCCACCACTGTGTCAATCTCTGTTTCTGATACGGTATCTATCATGGCAAACGTATCATAGATACTGTAATAGCGACGCTGGCAACGGAAAAATTCAGAGCCAATACGCTCCTTCATAGGGTACCAGATTTTAACCTTCACGAATAAGCCAACCGGGCAGAGCATGAGACAGGAGAGAAGCAGTCCCCTCCATCCCATGTTAAGCACTTTACGGTGTACATACTCATATTCAATAAGTCCACGAACCTGTCTATCAAGCATGCGGTCAAACTGTGCGCAGAGTATGATAAAATAGCCAAAATGACGATGCATGGTAAAAAACCAATTCCACCTGTCACGTCCTTTTTTAGACCAGTCACGGCTGTTGAAAAGAAGCTGTGCTTCATCAATCACAAGCAGTATGCTGTCTTCCTTGCACTTCTTTCCCTTAAAATATTCTCTCGAAAACTCCACCAGTTTGTCCGGGTCAAGTTCCCAGTTTGGTACATAGTGGATATCTTTATGTGGTGTACGGATGTTATCCACATTGACAGGAAAATTACAGATAATCGGGGCACGACGACGACACCATTTGTAGATTGTGGATGCCGTGTCAAGAGACTTCCCAGAACCGGGAGTACCACTATACAGTACTATCATAGTTACCTCCTTATTCGATTGCCTTGATAATGCGGAGCAATGCACTGACCGCATAAAACAAGATAATCGCAGACGTCCAGGCCGTCAAAAGAGTGACAAAATCGCTCACCGGGACAAAGTAATTGAGAAAACCAATATACGGTATGGAGCCGACAGAATCAATAAATCCACGAAAAGGAGAGTCCGGCAGTAGTTCCATTACCATCATCAAAACACTGTTAAAAGCCTTAATTAAAGCATCCATCATTTACCCCCTTATTAATCCACGAGTAGCAGAGATAAGACCAGCCGTAAAGAGCAAGTCAAGCATCACCCGGAGTATATGCACAGCGGGTGCCCAGTCGTCAAAATTAATAACAACGATATGTTCAAAATGATAACCGCCCCAGTCAAGACGGAGTGGCAAACTGATATTAGGAGCCTCGGCAGAAGAGGAGAGTACCTCCACTAAATGGAATAAGTCAAAGGGTATGCAGAATGGAAATTTATCAATGATAACCTCTGAAATTTTCAGGCGTTCCAAGTCGTCGTCATCCACTTCCGTTTCCTTGTGAAAAAAGTCCGAAACAGCAATGGAGATGCGGGAGGGGATTGCTTCAACCGCCTTAATCAGTGTTGAAAGTTTAAGAGAAACTTCGGTCAAATCACCGTCAACAGCTTCATCCGTAGGCGTATCCGTTTCGTCGGGAATATCACTTCCCCAATTGATAGCAAGACCACCTGAAATGATAGCATTTTTCAGTGCATCTTCATCGACAGCATTCTGTACGGATTCGAGAGATTTGAGCGCATCCTCGATAGATGACGGAAGCGTTATCGAAGCGGGAACCGATACCGGAGCCGTTTTCTGCAGTACGGGCCAGACAGCAGAAACAGGCAGTTTACTGTTATTCAGCAGACCGTCTAATTTACCTTCATAAACATATGCTTCCGCAGAAGCCTTATCAGCAAATACAGGCAAAGGAATAGCATTAATCATAGGGTATGTTAACAGGCTGAGAGGTATCTTATTGGGATAATATGTCTCTCCATACCAATAACTTAAATCAATATCATAAAGTTTTCCACCACCAGAAAATTTAGCAACAGAATAACCAGCGTCATCTGTACCCAATTTATCAGCAAGACAATAAATAAGACTATCACCATCAGAATAAAAAAATGAATTAGAAAAGTCTCTATCAAAGATATAAAAATTCATATATAAGCGGTCATAATTGAATTTTTTAGACGGCTTAAAATCGTAAGACAAAGCCACATCACGTGGATATAAAATTGAAAAAATATACCTATACGATGAACTAAAATTAGAACAACCGGGATAAGGAAGAAGACTGAGTCCAAAAGAATCAGAGTCATTTGGAAAATCAGCACCAGGAGCATATGGAAACTCCATGCTGTCTGTACCATAAGCCGGAAACTCCGAAAGAAAGTCTTTCATGCCATCATACAGAGAGGATTCACCGTCAGAAATAGCAACATTATCACCAAACGATTTATCACCGATGCCTATCAGCATATCCATCTGCTTTCGTGCTTTCTGCACAGATGGGTCATCAGCCAGACCCTGGGACTTATCATACAGCCACTGCGAAAAGGAGCCAAGCTGTTTGCGCTCCCCCTGGAGCATGTAATCATCATAACCAGACCACTGCCCAAGCCATGCAGACATGCCGGAAAGCGACGTCTGTACGCCACAGGAGTTAAGCAGAAGGTTAATTACATACGTAGCCGGGTTAAGAGTGAGAGAAGATGAAGAAGCATAGGAAACCATAGTCAGAGACAGAACAAGGAGCGTTGAAAGGCAGAAACAGCCAATACGTTTTATCATCAAAACACCTCCTAAAAAGTAGCGGAAGCGAAACGAAATCGCTTCCGCTGAAGATAGAATCTTATGCCTTGCCAGCCACACGCTTAAATACTTTTAAGCCGACAGTAACGACAATACCAGCTCCTACAAGCGGTAATGCAATGGGGATAACCCCGCCAATTGCAGCAGACACCTCAGATGCAATTGTCTGACAGGCAGTAGTAAGAGCCCCTGTAACACTGACACTTTCAGAAGCAAAAGCTGGAACGGCACCCAGCATGCTGACAGCAGTCGTAACTGCACCAGCAACAACAAGTTTCATTTTGTCTTTCATCATTGTGAAGACCTCCTTTTAAAAGTTTTTATATATATGAATCACTACATGGATACCAAGCCCGAAGAGCATAGGAATAGCACCCAGCAGAAACCCAGCGGAAATAAAACGAACACATAAATCAAGCAACTCATCGAACATCATAATAGCATCAACTCCTTATGTAACGGCTGAATATCTGGAACATCAGAAGACCAGTAATGAGAGATAAGAGGAACAATCCACAGATACCAATATCCCTGATATCTGAAACCATTGTGCCGATATCTTCAAGGGAACCATAATCAAGTTCACCTGAAAATGTGTCGAAATCTTCGAAATCTGGAGACATAACATAGTCCGCATTACTTGACGAAGAAACAGGAATTCTACCCATGGAAATCATAATCAAACCTTCCTTTTTGTTATCATTTGTGATATGATAATAGAGACCAATCCAACTATTCGCGAAAGTCTACTTTAACGAATAGATGGGAAGGAAAAAGGGGTTAGAAAGGGCTAGTTATTATCACTATGAAATTACAGCGATTATACAGTTTAACACGCCAGGCTATCGACGATTATCAGATGATATCTCCTGGTGACCATATTGCTATCGGGGTCTCGGGCGGTAAGGACAGCCTGACGCTGTTATATGCACTTCAGGGGTTGAAACGTTTTTATCCTAATTCGTTTGAGCTGTCGGCTATTACGGTGGATTTGGGCTTCCAGGAATCTGACTTCACTCCGGTAAAAGAACTCTGTGAGCGATTATCCGTTCCTTATACCATCGTTTCTACGGAGATTGGAAAAATATTGTTTGATATCCGCAAAGAATCCAACCCATGCGCCCTCTGCGCCAAGATGCGGAAAGGCGCGTTGAACCAGGCCGCCAAGGACTTGGGCTGCAATAAAATTGCCTATGCACACCACAAGGACGATTTGGTGGAAACCATGTTGTTGTCCTTAATCTATGAGGGACGCTTTTATGCATTTTCGCCTTACACCTATTTGGACCGAATGGATTTATCCGTGATTCGGCCGTTGATGTATGTGGATGAGGCCGATGTCATCGGATTCAAGAATAAATATGAGCTTCCCGTGTGCAAAAATCCATGCCCGGTGGACGGTCATACAAAACGGGAATATGTTAAATTATTAACGAAGAGCTTGGAAAAGGAAAATCCAGGTGTGAAGGAACGCATGTTTCATGCAATTTTGAACGGAAATATTGATGGATGGCCGGAAATTGCTTCCATACGCAGATAATCGCACATACGCACATCTATCGATTCCATCTGCCAGTCTCTCGCCTGGCATTTAGCAGGTGTTTAGCAGGATTGCAAGATTATAACAACAAATTTCAGGAGGTATCTATCATGGCTAATCTTCCATATTATGAGCAGAAAGACCGGGAAAACACGAAGAAGCTCCGGGAGCTGATTAAGTCACTGCCACTCTTCTGCTCCACCTTTTTCCGTGGCATTGAGCCGCTGACGTCATCCCGCACTAGAATCGCCTATGCCTATGATTTGAAGGTGTTTTTTGACTTTTTGATGAAGGAAAATCCGGAGCTGAGCAAGCTGACCATGCAGGATATCACGATCTCCCACTTAGACCAGCTGAGAGTCTCCGATTTGGAAGAATATATGGAGTACTTAAAGTATCGGTTCAATGAGAAGAACCAGGAAGTCGTCAACAAGGAACGAGGCATCATGCGGAAAATCGCCTCGTTAAAGAGTTTTTATAACTATTTTTACCGCAATGAGATGTTAAAGAACAATCCGGCCGCCCTGGTGCAGCTGCCGAAGCTCCATGAGAAGGAAATCATCCGCCTGGATATCGATGAGGTGGCTCTTCTCCTGGATGAGGTGGAACGGGGTGACTCTCTGACTAAACAGCAGAAAGCCTTTCACGAGAAGACAAAGCTGCGGGACCTGGCCATGCTGACCCTGCTTCTGGGCACGGGAATCCGTGTGTCCGAGTGTGTGGGCTTAAATATCTCCGATGTGGACTTCAAAAACGGCGGTATCCGCATCCACCGAAAAGGCGGCAAGGAAGTGACCGTCTACTTCGGTATGGAGGTGGAGGAAGCGCTCCTCGATTACCTGGAGGAACGGGAACACCTGATTCCGGAATCCGGCCACGAGGATGCACTGTTTCTGTCCCTTCAGATGAAACGCATCTCTGTCCGCAGTGTGGAAAACCTGGTGAAGAAATATGCAAAAATCGTCACACCGCTGAAGAAAATTACGCCCCACAAGCTGCGCAGCACCTACGGCACCAATTTATACCGGGAAACCGGCGATATCTACCTGGTGGCGGATGTTCTCGGCCATACCGACGTCAACACCACGAAAAAGCACTACGCCGCCCTGGAAGATGAACGCCGGCGCAGTGCCAGAAATGCGGTGAAACTCCGGGAGCAGTAATCATCAGAACCGATGCTGGTGGATAATTGTGGCAGCACCGTCACCAGAATA